CTTGAAATTTAAATTATTTATTTTATTTAATATAACATAAATATTAATCACAATAGTAATATATTCGGATTAATTGAAAATTTTATAGCAAAAGAATTAGATTTTAATGATGTATTTATCTTACCACAACCCAGTTCATTATCTTCAAGAAATCAGGTAAATTTAGAAAGAACTATGGATTTTATAAATAAAGTTGATGAAGATAATAGTGACGTTGACGATTATATAAAAAAACAAATTAATAAAAAATGGACAGGAATTCCAATTATAGCCGCTAATATGGATACAATAGGAACATTTAAAGTATATAATGCCTTAAAGAAATATAAAATGTTAACAACCCTAAATAAATTCTATACTGTTCAAGATTATTATAATGCTAGAATATCAGGTATAGAATTAGATCCTGAATATTATATGGTTACAACTGGAATAACTGATGAAAATTTAGAAAATTTAAAAGAGATTGTATTATACACAAAGTGTAAATGGATTTGTATAGATGTAGCAAACGGATATATGGATTGTTTTGTTGAATTTTGTAAAAAAGTAAGAGATTTATATCCTGATAAAATTATTGTAGCCGGAAATGTCGTAACTTGTGAAATGGTGAAAAAATTAGTTACTATAGCAGGAGTTGATGTTGTGAAAATAGGCATCGGATCAGGAAGCGCTTGTCTCACAAGAAGACAAACAGGAGTAGGACGCCCTCAATTTCAATCCGTTAAAGAATGTGCTGAAATGTGTAGAATTTTACGCAAACAATGTTATATAGCTTATACAATTTCAGATGGAGGTATTAGATATCCAGGTGATATGGTCAAAGCATTTGGTATTGGTGCTGATTTTGTTATGGCTGGAGAGATATTCTCTGGGCACGATGAGAATCCTGGAGATATAATTGAAGATAATGGTCAACATTATAAAATGTTTTATGGAATGAGCTCAAAACACGCTATGGAAAAGTATTTTGGAAAAATGGAGACTTACAGATCATCTGAAGGTGCTGTTGTAAAAGTTCTTTATAAGGGTCCTATTGAACATACAATTCAAGATTTTTTAGGCGGTTTAAGAAGCACATGTACTTATATTGGAGCTGAATGTATTGAAGAAATCCCAGATAGATGCTATTTTGTAGTGTCTTCGTAGTAGATGTAAAAACAAAATAAAATCTAAATAAAATCTAAATTGTATATATATGACTTTAAATTATAAATATACAATACTATATACATTTTTTAGTTTATTTTTATTTTGGTTAATAATAAAATATGGTTCTTCGGTTTGTAATAGTAAATTGTTGATAGAAGGTCTAAGCAATGGTAGAGATTCGTTAATAGAATTTGAAAAATATTCACAACAAATAATCCCATATCCAAAAGATGCTGTGATAAATTATAATGATATAAATTCTCCACTTTATAGTCGTAATGTAAATATGCCAATAAATGATCCAATTAGTTGTAAAAATTTTTGTGGTCCAAATGCTAAATGTTTACTAACAAAAGAGCAATGTACATCTGATATAGATTGCCAAGGTTGTAATCCAGGTCCAACTCCAAGAGATGAGTGTTTAACAAAAGATGTTGATCCTTACGATGCGGCAGGTAAATTGGGACAAAATCAAGGTTTACAGTATAGTTCATTGACAACAGGTTATAATAAACATAATGCTGATTTTGCGCAAATATATGAAGGTTCAAAAGAAAATCAATTAAAAAGATCATATGAGGGTGTAGATTTATGGACAGATACATTTAATAAAGGTTTAGAATTATATAATAGAAAACGTAAATCAACCGATAAATATAGTGAAGGAGTATCACAACAAACAGAAGATGAAAGCTCAAATATGTCTGGTTCGCAAATGAACTATAATGAGATGAAATATCCAATGAAAATATCAGCAACAGGTTTATTTTATGAGACGACTCCTCCGGCATCAAACGCTTCTATTGGATAAATTATGTTTTTTATCAGTTAATATATCATTTTGTTTATTTGTTGTATTTTTAATAATATAATGTCCACAAGGTCCACAATGGTCTTCATTTGCTCGGTCAATTTTGAGTGCTGTTTTAGTTAAACAGTAATCAATATTCCATCTACCAAGTGGTGTATTAGTTGATATCTTTTTTCCAAATTGATTCATAATTATATTAAGTATTCGCTTCATTCTTCTTGTTATATGATTAAAATCATAGATATATTTTAAAATCAATTTTTTATAAAATATATTATACATTTTTAGCGGGTAAATTTGTTAGTTTATTGAAAAGCATTTAGTTGAGTGATACCTCTACCAATAATTAATCCATGAATATCTTGTGTTCCTTCATATGTGTTTACTGCTTCCAAATTAAGCATATGTCTAATAATATGATATTCGTCAGAAATACCATTACCTCCCAAAATATCCCTTGAATTTCTAGTAATTTGTAAAGATTTTAAACAATTGTTGCGTTTAACTATAGAAATATTTTCTGGAATAAGAAGATTATTATCAATCATTTTTCCAATTCTAAGAGATGCTTGTAATCCAAGTGTTATTTCAGTCAACATATCCGTTAATTTCATTTGTATTAGTTGGTTTGCTGCCAATGGTTTTCCAAATTGTTTTCTATCTAATGCGTATTCTCTTGCTCTAAAAAAACAGTCTTCGGCTGCCCCTAATACGCCCCAAGAAATTCCATAGCGTGCATTGTTTAAACAAGTGAAAGGACCTTTCAACCCTTTAACACCGGGTAAAATATTTTCTTTTGGCACTTGTACATTGTCCATAAATATCATACCAGTATTAGATGCTCTTAAAGAAAATTTTCCTTCTATTTTAGGTGTAGTCAATCCATTCATCCCTCGTTCTAAAATAAACCCTCTTATATCATTATTGTCATCTTTCGCCCAGATAATAAATACGTCAGCAATAGGTGAATTTGTTATCCAATTTTTGGATCCATTGATAATATAATGATCTCCATTTAAAGTAGCTCTTGTTTTCATACCTGACGGATCGCTTCCATGGTCTGGTTCTGTTAATCCAAAACATCCAATTAAATTACCTTTTGCCAATTCTGGTAAGAACTTATCCTTTTGTTTTTTTGAACCAAACTTATAAATAGGATACATAACTAGAGAAGACTGAACACTAGCACAACTTCTGTATCCACTATCAACTCTTTCAATTTCACGCATAATTAATCCATAAGAAATATAATTTGTTCCAGCACATCCATATTCATTTATTGTAGATCCCAATAAACCAACTTTTCCCATCTCTTTCATAATATTTTTATCAAAATGCTCATTTCTAAAAGAAGGTATAATATTTGGTAAGAGAATATCTTTTGAAAAATTGTGCGCTAAATCCTTAATAGATTTTTCATCATCTGTTAGTTGGGTTTCCAATAAAAAAGGATCTTTAAAATTAAAAATAGTTCGTTTATTTATAATATTTTTATTAAATATTTTAGTAATGCATTGTCTAATCATATAAATATAGTTAATTGTTGTATTTATATTATTTTTATAATTTATCTTTTTATTGTTAGTTTTCGACGTTTAGCTTTTCTACAACGACGACTTTTACCACTTTGTTTACTACCAAATGTGTCTTTTAATTTCAAATTCAGTCATTACTCCAAAATGGTCTGATACAAATAAGTCAACCCCCGATTTCTATACTTAAATTATTACCTTTCTTTATTTACGTAGCATACATTAATCCTACATTTCCTCCAATAAAATTTACAAAATTTATTCTTTCTTCAAACAAATGTAAATCAAAATTATAATCATAAATACGCCATGTTGGTTTATTTACACCAATTATAGAACCAGTTTCCGGGTCACAAATTGTTAAACTTTGAGCTAATGGATCTAATGGCGGAATTATAGTAGTAAATTCTAATTCTATTTGATTAAATCTACTCATATTTATTGCTCCAGATGGTTGTAAATCCGCATTATTTGAATGAAGACTAAAATTATAACAATATAATCCTGGAGGAGCATTTCCAGAGGTTCTTACATACTTTTCAATAAAATCAAAAACACCGGCAGGCTGTATATTTTCTCTATAAGAACCATCTAATAATATTCCCATTGCAACTAATATAAATTTATCATTTTGCGGATTATATGTTTGATTAACTACGAGACCAGTTAATGTTCCATCAGGATTTACGCCTGGACCTATTTGAACAGGTGTTAAAACTCCAGATATTGTTCTATAAACAGTATATGAACCAGATGTTGGTGCCATTATTACGTTTATCGGTAAATAATTATAAGGCCAATTACTTTAATTAGACCATTCATTTCTTAAATTAGCATCACTTCTTTGAAAATAAAAAAGCCAATTAGAAACCATTCCAAGTGAATCTAATTCTACTTTATTTGGGCCTGTAACATTTGGAAATATTCTTTCATGAACTTGTTTTATCAAATATTTTTGTTCTTGTAAAGCAAATAATCTTTCTTCTTCATTAGATAAAAAGCAATATGTACAATTTAAATGAATATCAGCATTCCATAGTGTTCGTAAATCTTGATAAGAATCTATATCAATTGATACATCTGGAGGTGGCTGTAAAAAACGATAAAATTGCATATACCATAAATTAAAATTTGGAGCCACATATGGATAATTATTAGTAGCGTCAAAAACATCACGTATTGTAAATATTTGATTTATAGGTCTTAATGTAATATTTATGTGTAATTCATTATATTGTAATGAGGTTAATGGAAATGCCATTTGCGATTTTAATCCAAACCAGTTATTTAATGGTATATATAAAATTCTTCCTCTAATTGAAGGTTCAGGTCCTGCTAAATCTCCTGTAAAATAAGCATTTGGATATGAATTAACACGCGAATTAGCATTAGCCGGATCAACTAAATCAGGGACTTGTCCAATCATTCTAAAGAATAATTCTTTCTTCTGACCAGAAAAATCACGCTGAACAGCTGCTAATAAATAATCACCGGAATATTCTTGTAACGTAAAATTTCCACAAGTTATACTAATTTTCGATATCATTTTGGCACCAAGATTTTCAATCCATTTAAATTCATATGGAGCCCATTGTTCTATATTTCCTAGACCTTGAGATGTTGATTGTTGTGTTATTTGTTGTGGCGGTAATATAGGCGACCATATATTTGGTAAAGCTATAGATAAATAGCAATCCATTAAAAGATCAGCATATCGTTTTACTTTAAATGTAAACGTTGATTCTTCTGAAAGTCTCAAAGTTTTTGAACCTTCATAATCTAATCTAAATTTTTGAAGACCAAAATTGGTATATTGACGATAAGTTGATTTAAAAAAACTTTTACTAGGGTTACCATTTAAAACAATATTTTGTTGTCCTGTTGAAACAAGATTCATTAGTCCACCTGGCATTTTTTATAATATAATAATATATTTTTAATTAGTTATTCGTCATAATATAATTTTATTATTTCTAATAATTTATTTCCTATATTAGCGTATATGTTTTATAGTTCTACTTTTTTTCAATTTATATGATTCATATCCTACAAATCTGCCTCTAAATCTTGTATTATAATTATTTATTTGTGCTTTAGATATTTGGGGATTAAGGAGGTCTAAAGCATTAGTGTATTGTCTATTATGATGTATTAAGTAAAAATGTATTTTAATTAAGTTAATTTGAAATAACGTTTTAATTTTTGCTTCATACATTATATATACTATCAAAAATAATTTTAGTGTAAAAATAAGTAAATATTTTATTTTATTCTATTATAGTTTTTTTTTAAAAGTATAATATAATATAATATGAATACTCTTTCTGAATTAAAAAAGAAAATGTTGTAATACTAAATTCTATTATTACATTTGCAATCATTGTAATCTCATTTTTGCTTTATGTTTATTATAGCCGTAAAAAAAATAACAATTGTAATTTAATGGATTCTATTTATGGTGGATTAAATGGTAAAATTCAATCTATAGATGATAGTGAACAATTTAATTATACTTTTAAAGACTATTATATTAAGACAGCATATAATTGTTGTAGTGGTGGAAATTACAAAAATGATTATGTTAGTTTATGTGGTATGAAAGACTTATTGAAACAAGGAGTTAGAGGTCTCGATTTTGAAATTTATTCTATAGATGATAACCCTATTATAGCAACTTCTACAAGTGATAGCTATTATGTTAAAGAAACATTTAATTATATTAATTTTGTTGATGCAATGAATGTTATTCGAGATTATGCTTTTTCCACTTCAACCGCGCCTAACTCAAAAGATCCTATTATTGTACATCTACGTATTAAAAGCACAAATCAAAATATGTATAAAAATTTTGCTAAACTTTTAGAAAATTATGATTCTATTTTATTAAGTAAAGATTATGATTCTGAATTTTATGGTAAGAATTTTGGTGATGTGGAATTAAAAAAATTAATGGGAAAAGTAGTTATTATTGTTGATAGAAGCAATATATCATTTTTAGAAGTGCCTGAATTTTATAAATTTATTAATATGACAAGTAATTCAATATTTATGAGAGCATTACATTATTATGATATTAAATATACTCCAGATATGAATGAACTGATTGCTTATAATAAACAAAATATGACTATTGGAATGCCTGATAAAGGATCTGATCCGGATAACCCCAGTGGAATTGTTATGAGAGAAATGGGTGTACAACTTTTAGCAATGAGATATCAAAAAATAGATACTAACATTGAGGAAAACGATATTTTATTTGATGAAAATGGATATGCGTTTGTTTTAAAACCAGAACATTTACGTCATATTCCTATTACTATTCCTCTTCCTCCACCTCAAAATCCTGAATTAGCATTTGCCACAAGAACAGTTCAATCCGACTTTTACAAATTTAATATTTAATTACAATTACAATTACAATTACAATTACAATTACAATTACAATTTTTTACAAAGTTATAGAAAAAGTTTAATAAAATAAAAACTAAAATTATATATTTAAAAAAATTTGGCGATACATTTTTTAAATATATATAATATATGAAAGACATATGTGATAAAAAAATGACATTTAACGATTGTGAATTGGCAATATTAAGAGCTGCTGTCGATAAAGCTGAAGAACGACAAGGTAGAAAAACGGCTAATTCACCTGAAATTAAACGCATCATTAGTATTGTTGAATTATTTTTAAGAAAAAAACAATTAATATGTTATGGCGGAACGGCTATTAATAATATTTTACCAAAACAAGATCAATTCTATAATAAAGACATTGAGATTCCAGATTATGATTTTTATAGTTCAAATGCATTAAATGATGCTAAAGAATTAGTTGATCTTTATGTTGAAAATGGTTTTCAGGAAGTTGAAGGCAAATCTGGACAACATTACGGAACTTATAAAGTTTTTGTGAATTTTATTCCTGTTGCTGATATAACATACATTCCCAAAGATCTATTTAATGCTATTAAACGGGAATCTATTAAGGTCGCTGGAATTTTATATTCACCAGCAAATTTATTACGTATGAATATGTACTTAGAATTATCACGTCCTGCTGGAGATATTAGTCGATGGGAAAAAGTTTTAAAAAGATTAACGTTATTAAATAAAAATTACCCATTATCCGCAAAACAATGTGCTACTGTTGAATTTCAACGTCAAATGTCGGAATCTGAATATTCTGATAATATTTATGAAAATGTACAAAGAACATTAATTGATCAAGGTGTTGTATTTTTTGGAGGATATGCTTTATCTATGTATTCACAATATATGCCTAAAAATTTAAAACATAAATTACAAAAAATTCCAGATTTTGATGTACTTTCTGAAGAACCTATGCTTACTGCTCAAATTATCAAAGAAAGATTAGCTGATATTAATGTTAAAGATGTTAAAATTATCAAACGACCAGGACTTGGAGAAGTTATTGCTCCTAATTATGAAATTAAAGTTGGTAAAGATACTGTAGCATTTATTTATGAACCATTAGCTTGTCATAGTTATAATATTGTAAAAGATCAAGGATATGATGTTAAAATTGCTACAATTGATACTATGCTTAGTTTTTGGCTAGCATTTTTGTATGCTAATAGACCATATTATGATAAAGATCGTATTTTATGTATGTCTAAATATTTATTTGATGTTCAAGAAAAAAATAGATTAGCCCAAAAAGGATTACTTAGACGATTTAGCATTAATTGTATGGGACATCAAGAAACTGTTGAAGAAATGAGAGCAGAAAAAGCAGAAAAATATAACGAACTTAAAGATAAGAAAAAAGATGTTGAATACGAGGAATGGTTTTTAAGATACAGACCGGCTGAACAAAAAAATAAAAATCAAGACGAAAAGAAAGTAAATAAAAGAACTAGACGTAATAAAAATAAAAAGAGAAGGACAATAAAAAGAAAAGGAATATTCTTTTAATTATGTTCTTTTTATTTTCTTTTTCTTAGTTATAAATCTAACTTGCTTACGTCAAGCATATTGA